TTGATATTTGAAACCTAAGAGATCTAAACCTTTGATGTAACTTTGTTCCCAATCTTTTCTGGATGTTTGGTCGACCGAGAACTGTGCTCGGAGTTCATTGGAAATTTTTGCGAGAGTTTCTTCTTCGATGACTTCAGCTAAGTTGTCAGCGAATCCGTCTCCGGTGTCCGTGGGCACGGGACCAAGGCTCACGGCCTCATCGCCCTCTACTTCCACTTCTAACGGTGTGCCTTCGCTTACACCTTCTGTAATAATTTCTTCTTCGACACCTGTTGGTGCTTCATTTAACGTTTTGTCAATTTCAGCCATAATTATTTATACCTTAAGATCCATAAAAAGCAATCCTACGTCTCGGACGTTCCTCAATCTCCTCATCATACTCGTGTTGCAACGCACCAAATTGTCGGTAACGCATTAATGCTTGTGTCATCGAATCCACATAGTCATCATTTCTACCATAAGGGAAAGCGGCACATTCTTCAATAACTTCTTCTGCCCATTTATACGCTGGATACCAAATCATTCCACTCTCAAATAGGGGTGCCACACTGTTGACACGGACTAATTTGTCGTTTCCTCGACTCGGTGTAAAATTAATGACAGGAATTCCCATCGCTTGTAATTCGTGCGTTAGGGGGAGACCCGTTGCTTTGGCTTCAATGATGATTTGTTCGGGTTGCCAGTAATGATTCTTTTCTAAAGCGATCCTTTTTAGCTCGGGGAAGTCCCACCGCCCACGGTCCGCTTCCATGAGAATAATATTTTGCTTACCCGTCATCTCATTATAGAAAACTCCCCATGTTGTAATCGCAGAATAGTCCGCTGTCGTCTTCGAAGAGAAGGCCGTATCGTAACTTTGAATGATATATTGCAAAGGAGGTTGTTCTTTTTCCCAACATTGCCACCATTCCCGCTTAATAATCGAAGTTTCTTCACTTGTTGGCTGTTGTTGCCACTGTGCATTCCATTTAGCCACGGGCAGTGAGGCTTTAACCGCTTCTAATTGATCTTTTTTCCAGAATTCTGGCCATTGAGGGGTGCCGTCGTCCATGAGCGCAGGGAAATCGACAATCTCCCACTTGTCAGCGAGCGGATCTTTGGCTTGAGCCTCGATCAAACGCTCGGTTAAGTCGTCTTCTGACCAACGAGTCATGACCACAACGATACTTCCCCCTGGTTGAAGACGCTGACGAGGACCTGAGGTGTACCATTCCCATGCATTCTCCATCGCAGTCTTACTGAGAGCATCTTGTTCGGAGTGAGGGTCGTCAATAATTAATAAATCTGCACCACGCCCTGTGATGGAACCACCGACACCAGCTGCAAAATACTCCCCCCCGTGGTTGGTTTCCCATCTTCCTGCAGCTTGGGAATCGGCTCGTAGCTCCGTGCCCGGGAATACAGACTTAAATTCGCTTTCATTCATCAAGTTTCTGACCTTACGACCAAAACGATAGGCTAGCTCGGCTGTATGGGTGGTTTGGATAATCTTTAATTTAGGGTTATTGCCCATCATCCAGGCGGGAAAGAGATAACTGGCAAATTCTGATTTAGTATGTCGGGGTGGCATATTGACAATTAATCTATTAATTTTTCCATCCCTGATGGCTTCTAATTTTTTAGCAATGATTTTATGGTGCCTCCCCTCAATGAAGTCGGGCCAAATGTTTTTTACGAAATTTCCAAAGGAGTCCCTAGAGTTCCTTGCAGATTCAAGTTGTACTTTCTTAAGCTCAAGCTTCTTGAGAAACAAAAGTCTCTCCTCTTGAGACATAGAAGACAAATCTGGTAGTAAATCGCTCATGTTTTCTGTGTATATTTATATACTAGGTTATACTATATACTACTTCTAATTTTAGGGGGTACCCCTCTTTTTTCAATAGTAATGTATTACTTCGTAATTCCTTAGTATCTCTTAACCAAAAAAAATTTCATTCTTCAATTTTTTTTGGTTAGGCGGGCAAAAAAAAATTCTCATGCACAAGTAGATTTTTGGAAAGTAATAAAATATTTAGGATTGGATGCGGGCGTTCCCGCCCCGAATGAACAGGAACAGGAACACCCAAAAGAGTTAGCCGATTAATTTTTTACGATAGTTTTTAATCGTTTCGATTAATGGATAAGTATCCTCAGAATAAACGCAATGATCGATAAATAGTTCTATCTCACTATCAGTCATTTTTTTTATTTCTTTATCTGTTGGAGTTTCCACATAATCATAATCAAAGGAATTATTATTATAAAGAGATAGACTCTTATAACTAGATACTAATTTTCTGGTATCCCAATATTCGTTTGAGTACCAATTAGCCCCTTTATAATTTCCTACTTTCTCATTGATGATAATAAACTTTCTTGATTTGCTATCCAAGAAAACCATTTTATCACTGCCAATATGTTCACCCAATTCTATTTGATAGTTAGAATTTAAGATTACATTTGGATTATTTTTTAAAGTAGGTTTTAAATTATGTTCGTTGAAATGCCATGTATCCGAACAGTTCTTATGTATTAATGGAATTGGTAGTCTTGCTCCATTGTGCATCATTCCAATTATTCTATTATCTTTATTATAAGAAATAAAAGGATGACAATTCTTTTTGTTTGTTGTGCCTTGAGTCGTAAATCTAAAATGAATTGCCATTTGATCGGTGTTGTTCTTATGTAGATTAAAGAAAGTTTTTACTTCATTAAAATCATTCGGAACAAACTTATCTGATACAAAGTTATTATTTTTATCTAAATACATTAATCCAAAGCCGTCTGAATTTCTTTCGTAAGCAATTCTCATATCTTCAAGATTTAATGATTTAAGATCGTTAGCTAATATAATTAAACACATTTTTTTTAATTCTCACTTTCTAATTCTTGATTAATTAATTCGGAATTGTTTATTCTGAAATCGTGAACAATATCTTTGAAATCAGAATAAATAGTTTTCCATTCTTCAATATGTTTTAAATGTTCGAAGTGTTCTTTATCATCTAAAAATATTAAAAGATTAGCATAATCTTTATGAACGTTTTTTAATAGCCAATCAAAATAGTTATTGTGATGCAAATCATCAGCATTGTTTTTATGATTGGAACGTATCCATAAATTAACAGTATGAACAAATTCCAAATATCTAAAAAAAGATATTTGTTTAATGTTCGATCTAAATATTCTTACTTCAACAGTATCTTTATTATCGAAGTTAATAACAGAATATTTACAACCATGCGTTTTAATCGAAGAATTAAAATCAATCATTGAATGAAATTTACAATAATTGTTTTCATCCCGCCCCGCAATTTCTACAATCAGATTTCTGTTTTGTGGATTGTTATAGAAACAATTTAAACGTCTTAATTGATTAGTAGTAAATGCTGATCGTGAAAAATGAATATGTATTCCACAATTATAACCATGATATGCTTTCACATATTGATTTGGATTAAGATCAAAAAACTTATTCCAAAATGTTTTCTTGTGAAAATCAAACGTTGCATTTGTTGATACTAATTCGAAACCATGATCGGCATGAAGACTACCGTCATGTTTACAAAGAATAAATTCTTGGTGAATTCCTACATCATTATAATTCATAGTATCACGAAATTTTTCAACAATGTCATATCTTGAAATAACTTCATGTCTAGTATGGAGTTCAACCTCAATACCATAAAACAAAACACTATCGATTAATACATTTGCATTTTGTATTCCCGCTTCAGCGATTGCCTTACCTAAAAAATGAAGAAATATTCTTTCATTATAATCATCAAGATTATAATTCGGATTATCCTCATCCTCATTTTCTTCACAATGATAATCTTCGTGATGAGTGTCATCATGGTAATCACAATACCACCCATTATCATTAATACAGTCATAACAATAAAGATCATCATCATTTTCATAGTAAGTTCTTGAGTCGTCATTATGACAAATATTTTCGCAAGTAGTACAAGTGAAATAATCGTTTTCATATGCATCTTGTGAAATTGTTTTGTTGTCAGTAGTAGTTATAAAATAATCAGCAACCCAAAACTGATTTTCTTCATAACAAACAAATAGATTGATATTAGAATTATCTAATAGCCCCTCAATTTGCATATTAAGTAAATCAGCAATTGCGTTTATTTTTTTTCTGATAATGCTTCTGGTAGTGTGAATTGAAATATCAAAAAAACCATTGTGGAATTTTTTCATAATTCTATCCTCAATACTTCTTTGATACGCTCTAAGGATGTTTTCCATTAGTTCGCATTTTGTGAAATCCTCAGAGTCGCTATTATAAATCTTTCTGAGTCTTTCTAGTACATTTCTAATATTCATAATTGTTTTTTCCTTTCTGAATATTCTGATTGTATTATATATAAAAATATCTATATTTATATAACTAATTAATAAATATTCGTGAGGTATTTAGAATGAAAATAAACGAAATAGTAGAAATGAAGGAAAATTCTGTAATTGAACTTTCTCAAGAAATCAGAATTTTGAAGTCACTAGATCGACTCAATGCGGAATTAAGACTATTAAAAGAATTAGTTTTAAAGTTTGAGTCATCAACAGGAAAAGACGTTAATGACATAAATGGCTTTGTTGATCACTATCCATTGAGAGAGTCTTTACTAGAAATTTTTGACTAGTAATAATTTATGACTCAAAAATTTCAGGGGGCGTCAGGGCAAAGTAATAAAATATTACCCCAATGCTCAGGCGTCCCCAGGTCTTCAGATCCTAAAAGTAATAAAATATTACCAATCGCACGCACAAGCTCCAGCAGCTTTCCGTGGGCCGTGAAAAATTCACAAGCACAATCGCACGCACAAGCACAGGCAGAGGACGCAGGCTCAAGCACAGGCACTCCCGTAATAATTTATGACGAATCACGCACCAGCAACCCCGGCACCAGGTCAGCTCATAAAGTAATAATTTATGACGAATCACGATCCGGAGCTGCGGGCCCTGGGAGCTACAAGGTAATAATTTATGACCCTTTTTTATTTGCAGATCCAGGTCTTTTTTGATAGATTATGGGAGAATATATAGAAAGGATTTGTTATGACTATAACAAAGAAACACTTAAAAGAACTAGCCGACATCGTCTACGATGCACAGCAAAAAGCAGAAACATGCACAGGACCTGGCGACCAAGATCTTGAGGCAGTCGCAAGCCAAATTAAAAGTTTTGCTCAGCGACACGCACCGAACTTCGATGAATCCAGGTGGAACGATTACATGCACAAGAAGAGGAAGGCAGATGAATAACGATCATAGGCTCACGACCACCGGTCAAGAAATGGCCCGCCTCAGAAGAAAGATGCTCCGTAGCGATTCAGCTGCGGAGCAAGCTGCCATCTGGAAAGTAATAAAATATTACCAAGAGCTGGAGTCCCAGGGAAAATATTATCTCCCAAAATTCTAAGGGACATGCACAAGCACACGCCCGATAGCGGGCTCAAGCACATGCGTCCATGGTTGGTCGACCGTGAACAAAGGTTCAACGTCCTTGTAGTTGATGACAAGCTCACGAGCCACGGCCCCTGGCCAAAAGAAAATCTTCCTCTCTTCCACCCCCTTGGCCATAATAAAATTATCTTGGCAAAGAGAATAACGCTTAATATTCCACGCAATTTGAAAAGGTGACAAATCAAGTTTGTTAAATTTTGTTAATTTCAATTCACACCAAAAAGAAATATTCTTCTTTAAGGAGTTATCTATATAAACTCCTAGTAAATCGGGTATTCCAGGTGTTCCGTAAGTTTCAATTCTTGTCCAATAAATATTCGGAGTTATGGATTTAACATTCTTCCAAAAAGTGGATTCCCTTCCTCGCTTTGAGGAAAGATTTTTTCTTTTTGTTTCTTTCGTTGACTGTTTCTCTTTTTTCAACAATGCGTACTTCATCTCCTTGGACAACACAGAGTCGGACACCAAGTTCTTTTTGATACGGTTTGAGTTTGATACCTGCCCCACCTGCCGACTTGCCATTTACTTTTCTCGTTCCTTTGGATGTTTTAATATCCAAAAAATGAGCCCTTCCGTTTTGAGGATTGACAACAATGATATCGATCGGACCTTGTTCGCAACAGTTTTTAAAAACGTAATAACCTTCTTCAAGAAATTTGTTGATCGCTTTGTTCTCGCTGATCGTTGCCTTGTATTGTCTCGGATTCATTTTCCTCCAAATCCGTAGGGGTCTGATCAATGATAGAAGTTTTTCTTAGATCTTGCAACATCTTATCCACTTCTTCGAGAGTTAAGTTATCAATTCCTTTACCTGTTTGTTTCTCTTTTTTCTCATAATATCCTGCAGCTTTACCTCTACTAATCTCAGCAGCTAAAGCTGTTTTGAGATCGGGTTTCATATCAAATTCATTGATGTCTTTTGAGGTAGGATTCTCAGCACGAAGACCAAGTTCGTGTAATCTTCTCATATGTGTAGCGGGGGATATTTTATATTTATTCCAAAGGTCTTCCTGTAAGGCTCGAATATAAGCATGAACTTTGGGAAACTCTTTTGGACTCTGTAAACGAGAAGCAATCTGTCTTGCTGTATGCTCTGAATATCCTGCCATAACCGCACATTCGGTTGCAGTCTTTCTATTTTCTTGTGCTACAAGATGTTCAGCAAAAGCTACTTGCTTTGCTGTCAGTTCATCTCTCATCTCGGTTAACTCTTTAGTCAACACGATATCGTCCCCTGGTTTTCTAAACTTCATAATTCTCTTATAAGAAGAAATCTAACAAAATCAACAAAAATATAAATTCAGTTCAGATTTGCGAGCCCCCTCAGAAGAGTATGTTATTCTTCTGAAGAATGAGTAGAAGAATGATATTCTTTGCTATTATTATTGATATACTTGAATAATAGCTTGCTGAAGAATGAAAGAGTCATATTTGTAGATTTTTAAAATTTTTTTTTATTTTTTGTAGAAATTCTTCTTTATAGAGGTATTCTATTCTTCCGTGGTCCTTGGGCCGTGGGCAGTAATCCTTTCCTGTCCAATACTTTTCCTCCTTTCGATAACATTAGCCCTTGACCACGGGCAATTAATATCTATATTATCCTATATAGAAATGGACATAACAATTAAGGTCAAAGAACGTAATGGCAAGATGTATAGTCAAACATTTGTCGGGGACAAAGAACAAATACTCCCGTTAATGCAAGCATACATTCAAGACAATAAACACCACTACATCGATATCTTCTTCTCAACCGAGGAAGAATCGAAAGCGTTTACGTATGACGAATTGTTTAATCCCAAATAAGAAAGGAAAAAAATGGAGAAAGTTCTAGAATTTAAGAAACCCAAAGAACGAAAAGTCATCAAAGATAATTCGTTCGTGGCGAGATTACCGTATCCTTTAACGATTCATGTCTTAGTGGATATCGTGG